TTACCGTCCTAAGCGTTCAAATATTGCTGGCAAAACCGAATAAACTTTTAAGGCTTCTTGATATTTCTCATCGCTTATCTGTTCATCTGGATTGACGTTAAATTGCGTTGTGGTTTGAATACCATATCGATTATAATTTTTTTGAAATAAATCTTGATAGGTTCTATTGCTTTTTAAAACCATAACCAACTAGTCCCTCATTAATAATCTTCAACGCATCTTCCGGACTACGTGCAATTCCATGAATTACACTGCGCTTAGTTAACATTTTATGAAATCTAATTTGATCTTCACGTGGACGTCCAGTTTCATTTTTACATTCAATAAAAAATATTGTTCCATCTGAGTGTCGGAAACCAAATAGATCCGGGAATCCTTGTGGCAATCCCGTATCAAACCATCTACCATTCTTCATTTCGACCTTGCCGACGTTTGCACGGAATATTGTGCAACCGGCAGCCGACACGGCCACGCGGATTTGATTTTGTATTTCTTGTTCTCGCATCGTGTCACCTCAATTAGTGACTACACTTTAACTAACCGAATACGTCTTATCCCTTATGCCCCAACGAGTTAACTGAGGTGTAGTCATGTAGTCACTTGTTTTCAACTTTTCCAACACACACCGTCGTGTACCCCTATTCCCTATACCCTATATAAAATAATATATATATATAAATATATATAAGTAGAGTATACATATTAATGTATACGTTGGGGCCGTAAGGCTCGGGTGTAGTCTCTATACTTGCTACACTATGACTACTCTGACTTCACTCGGGTGTATCCACGTTTTGGAACACCCTTAATCCGTCGTTGTGTCGCGTGCCATTCCTTTTTATTGTCCATGACGTACTTAATTTTATTGGCTAATTTTCGATTTTTAACAATATCTGGAACACCCATCTTGAATGCAATCTCGGAACTCGTAACAAAATCACCCTTGATTTGAGCTAGTGATTGTTCGATAGCATCTTCTTCGGCATCAATGTACATAAATTGTTCACGGTTGTCTGCCATCATTTGCTCCTGCTCCTGCGTTAATCCGAATCGAAACCCGTCACGATAGTAGCTGGCAAACTCACCCCATAACTGATCAATCGTTCCCTGCGGCAAGTCAGTAATCGGTGACTTCTTCTGTAGTGCTGAATTGACCATCACCGGCATAAAACGCCGCTCACCGGTTTTATCCTTCAGGTAAGTCACTTCATTAGTTGTCCGTGCCATTACAAAGTTTTTGTATCTCCGGACGGTATAGCGCCCGTATGCTGGCCGGTATTCAACGATTTCAGCTGAAATAAATTTTTTCAAGATTTCAAAGCTGCTATGGCTAGTCGCGGTCATTTCATCATCGTTCACGATCCAAGCCCGCATCATATTGCCATAGTTGTCTTTGTTTTCAAAGTCAGTGAATTGGTCGGTATACCATCCATTTGACATACGCTTAAGCAAGGTGGTCTTACCAGTTCCTTGACCACCAACCAAGTCCAATACGAAATCAAATTTAGTTTCTGGTCTGAATACTTTGGCTACTGCACCGACAAAGAATAACTTGGTCTGTAATGTTGTCACTGGTGATTTTTCAACGCCGAGATAGACCGGCAAGAAATCAGCCACCCTAGTAACGCCGTCCCATTTTTTGTAACATTCGTTCAGATAATTAATAACTGGATTGAATACGTTACGTCGTGACACTTCGGTAACTGCCGCATCAATTAACTTTGGCGTAAACATGACTTTATACTTACGTTCGATGTACCGTTGTACTGCTGGTGTGAACTCATCTTGCAGTGGTCCATGTTCCAACATTAGCTCAGCTGAATCTTCCATGAACTCAGTTTCGTAACTAAATTCGTTATACGCGAACTTGCCTTTAAGCAGTGGATCGTGCTCTAATATCAGACAAACATTTTCAAGTGAATTTGCTTTAATACCGCCCTTAGCCGTTTCCATAAAATTAATTCGATTTTTCAACGGTACAACTTTCTGCTGTTCCTCTAACTTGCGGAGCTTGTCCGCTTCTTCCTCTGCGCTCACTGGTTAGCCTCCCTTCGTCTAATTTCTTTCTTAATCATTGATTCAATCGTTGTCTTGGCTTCTCGCTGAGTTAGTGAATCGTCCGTGTTTGCATTTGCCAGTAAGCCTAGCTGGATAACTGCCCGTGGGTCTACACCTCGGAATAATAATCCACCGACGAAACTTGCCAATGCATTATTACGGCCACCGGTTGCACCCAAACCGTCGACAATGGTTTCAAACAACGTGGCCGTCCCCGATTTTTCAGTGTAGTCAATTTTAAAATCTGTCGTTGCATTGACCGCATCATCACGGGTGGCGTTAATCGCAGTAACCAATTCACGCGATGCCGTCACGATTGGATTATGATTTTCCCACCGGTACTGCTTACCATTCCGTTCCGATGGTGCCACCATCACGTAATTGTTGACGTGAGCTTTGACGTCGACTCCCGGCAACCAGCCAATACGCTGTTGTATCGTACAATCATCTCGTTTTAAATAAAATAGCTGTCGGCCACCGCCCGCAGTATTCTGCGATAATGTATCACGCAAGTATTCAGGATTAGGATAATCAGAAATTGATTTAAAACCGTCCGCACCACCGGGGTGTTCGTCAATATCAACTACAAAAAAATTAGTTGTCCGTAGCGCTAATTGTGCGTACGGGTGTGATCGCCAATAGCTTTGAATCTGATCAATGGTCAAGGCGGGCTGGTCAGCGAACTTAATCATCGGTTTCTTGCCAATCATTGGCAGGACGCTGAACCCCGCTTTGGCGTATCTAACTGCATAATTAACTAAATTACGCATGACCGGCCTCCTTCTGTAAATTAACGGGCATCACACCCGAATGGTGGTTTACTGGCACTGCATCGTTAATGATTAGTCCTTCATCGCCTGTTCAATAGACCACCAAGTGGCTGCATAAGGTGCAAACTTGTCACGAGCAGCGTTTAACTCATCCAGCATTTTCGTAGTCGTAACATTTTGGGCCTTAGCAACTTCATCAAAGCTGTAGCCTTCTGAAATCATAACCAGTGTTTTACGTGGATTGAACTTCGAGTTTGGCTTGTAGTCATAATTCTCATTCATCAAGAACCGGTCAACAATATCGGCAGTAATCGTTTCAGCAGTTGTTACCGTATTGTCGACGCCCTCTAGTTCAAGATGAGTGTCATCCGTTTGATGTTCTTCCCAAACACCCTCATCATTACGGGAGTAGTAGTACATGGATTGGCCAGTCTCCGCATCGGTGATTTTGTCGTAATGGATTCGTGCGGATTCGATGGTAATGTTGACTACTTCATCGCTTTTCAGTTCACGTAACTTATCCAATAGGTTATCTAACCCGCCTTCGCCAACCTTCAGCGTAATGGCAGTATTGTCTTTGTTGTCATTCTTGAATGAATCGATACCAGCATAAAAATTTAAGCTCATTTAGTCGTCCTCCTTAGAATGGTGCTTCATCTGTTGGGTCTGCTGGTGCGTCTGCATCTGTTGGTAGTGGTGCTTCCGCGTCTGTTGGCATTGGCGCACCACCTAAGTCGCCAGGTAAGTCTGCATCTGTGATGTCTGCAGTTTCAGGCTGTTCAGTTGCATCTAAGTCATATTCAACGTAGGGGTTGTCGGGATCCTTCTTGTTTGGACGATGCTTAACGTGTAAAATCACTGATTTGCCTTTTTCTGACGCTAACACATTAGCTAACATTTCGTGTGTGTCAGTTTCATTATCACTGGCAAAATATTCTGGCTTCATCTCAACGCCCAACAGTGAACCTAACTTGATGACGAACTTAATACTCCGGCTAAGAATGAAATCTGGAATCGCCTTTCCTGCTTTACTCTTAGTGGCAAAACTAATACGGTCGTACTCTTTTTCACCAGCGTGGTCGCCATCAAGAACCGTGAACACGATCTGTAAGCAATCCCAACCTGAATCGAATGATCGATGTTCAATGCTTTCCACAGCGGTTAAGTAATCACCATCTGGTAATCCTGTGCTTCCGCTGTTCACTGAATCATTCTTTGGATCAAAGTTATCTAAAGTGTTTGCTGCAATATCTAATAAACTCATCTTTAATTACCTGCTTTCGTTGTTTGTACTTCCGGTGCTAATGCATTCGGAATAACTTTCAGAATACTGAGAATCTTTGAATCATTAATTTCACTTGCTTTATAACGGCGGCGAATCTCTGTCACGTTTCGTAGATAGTTCTTACCTACGTGCTGAGTATGGATAACCAAATCGCAGTTGCCATTGACAACGTTGTAATACTTAGTTTTGAGTGACGGAACAGTCTTCGTATTACCATCATCGTCAGTAAAGTCATTCTCACGACTAATGTAAACGACGTTGATTGGTAATGCCTTGAGATCCATTACCAGACTTTGAAGCACAGTATTGAATAATGCATATCCTCGGCCATACCCCATGTCTGCTAACGATTCGACTCCCGCTTTCAGGCAAATTGCCTGTTCAATCAGCTGGCAAACATCATCGATAACATCTAGCGTCACCGTCTCGTACGTGTTTTGGGTAGTTCCTAACTCCAAAATCACTTCTTGTAACTGATCAATGACACTACTCTTTAAACTGCCGTCAGGGTTGCGCACGTTTCGTAATTGAATGCTTGGACGTGTTCCCATAGCGCTATTTCCATCAGTATTCAAGACTAATACATTTGGAAAATGTTCAGCTAGGTAACTCTTACCGCTCATCGTGGCGCCCCAGATAAAGAAGTTTCGTGGGGTTCCCGCCGGTTTATGCGGTTCATTCTTTGGAAGAATTGACATTATTGCTATCACTCCTTTTAATTAAATAATCAATGGTCACACCGAAAATATCAGCTAATTTGATAAGCACGTATATATTCGGCGTTCGTTTGTCCGTTTCATACTGGCAAATTGTGTTGTCTTTCAGTCCAACTAAATCAGCTAAACTCCCTTGACTAAGCCCACGTTGCTCTCGTAGCTCTGTTATTCGTGTTTTCACCGTTTAATCAGCCCCCTCATCTTCGCCTGATAAAATGACCAACCGGGCTTATATCCGTGCAACTTGGCGTATGCCTTAATCTCCGCATAGCTGGTTAATTCTGCGGGGGACTTATCGGCAACGGCCTTGGCTGCGTTATTTTCCGCAATCTCTTTGGCTAATGCCAACCGCTTGTTAGCCTCAATCTTTTTCAGCTTAATCGACTCATCAGTTTCGATAATCTTCTCTTCGCCTAGCTCAGCTCCACAAAACGGGCAGGTCTCGCCCTTGCGATAGAACGTCGCGAAGCACTCCGGACAAACTGAAACTGATTTAATCGGGCTACCGTTACTACTTTTCGAATGCTTGTCCCGGCCGCCTAGAATCCATTGCCGGTCTATTGTTGGCAGTCCAAACCGTTCGACGTTGTTAACGTGGTCAATAATGATAGCTCGCTTACCTTCGCGTGGGTTCATCGACCGCATAGCAAACTGCAAGTAAAGTGATAATGACTGGGTCGGACGTAGCATAATCACGCAATCAACATTCGGTAGGTCTAAGCCTTCCGTGAATAACTCCGCATTGGTGACCACTTGAATCTTGCCAGCACGATAACTTGCCACAATCTGCTCACGTGTCCGCTGGTCCGTCTTCCCAGAGACCGACCGTGCCGTTATGCCAGCTTGGTTGAACGCGTCCGCTAGCCGTTCAGCACTCGCCACATTGTAGGCGTAGGCAATAGCCTGCTTACCGGGGGCTAGTTTCAAATAATGCCGGACTGCGTTGCCGTAGATTTTCGGCTTAACCGCCTGATCAATACTCTTTTCGTCGAACTCGCCATTGCGTTTGGTCTTAAGTTGGGTCACGTCAATTTCCGACGGCGCGTAATAGTCGACTGGTGCCAAGAACCCCTGGTCAATTAGCTGGCTGATAGGTTTACCTAGCACAATATCATCGGCAATTACGTTTAGTCCTTTGCCGTCCATCCGCCACGGTGTCGCAGTGAACAACAATTTGAGCGCGTCAGGAAACGTTTGAATTATTCTCTGGTAGGACTTCGACAGTGCATGATGAGCTTCGTCTATCATGATGATGGCTGGTTTGGTTAACTCATCAATATGCCGGGTAATGGTCTGAACCATGCCCATCTTGCAAAGTGCCATGTTAACGTCATTACTTTTAAACGTATTTTCAGCCTGTTCTAGGATTTCCCGCCGGTGCACGATAAACAATACCCGGTTACCTTTTGCCGTTGCTCTACGTGCAATATCGGCCATGATTACCGTTTTTCCCGTTCTTGGCGGTGATTGAACTACGATTGAACGATGCCCGTGAATTGTTGAGTTATAGACAGCGTCAACTGATTCTTGCTGGTAATCTCTTAGCTGGAACATTATTTAATAACTGCCTTCCGATTCGGTTCCAGATGAGCACCAGGCACGTTCTTGCCAGCTGATAACGCTTTGTAGATTGCCGCCTTGTCTGGCTGGTATTCATGAACTTCTTTGACAAAATCAGCTGTGAGTTTATCCGGTTCACTCACCACCGTGGACGCACGATAATTTCGAACTGAAACAATGTGTTGGTCAGTGGTTAGCTTCTTAATTTCGGCTTGATCAAGTGTGTCCGTGACGTAATGGTTTAGCCGGCCGTTCAAGTTCTTTAACCGTTGCTTTTCTTCACGGAACGATTTCATTTTTTTATCCAAGAAATCAATATTCGCTTGGTTCTCATCTATCCAGCTTGCAATGTTATCGACCTTCACGTTCATCGAGTCAGTTAACGCATCGAGCGTATCAGCAATGGTATCTGGGTTCAGATCATCACGGTTGGTTAAGTCGCGATAGTTGGTCGCCATTTCGTATAAGTTCATTCTTCATCATCTCCAATCACACCAAGTTCAATCAATTCTTCTTTAGTAGGTCGGTCATCCTCATCCCGAGGTTCTAGCCATTCATCATATCCTGGTATCACTTTATTCACGCACCTTTTCTTGAACACCAATTTTGTCTAGTACTGCTTCAGGGCTTAGCACACCCATTAACCATGCTAGAAACTGAGTTGAGTCTTCATAGAAGTACAGATATCCAAGACATTCGCAGTAAGCCACCCCTGGATTAATCGTTTTCTGATTGAATGTCCGCATGGTCTTCACCTCGCAAATGATCCAATGTCTTTTGCCGTGCCAAGTGCTTGTAATGCTGCCATTGTTTGAACCGGTAAGTAGCTAAACATACATACCCAACTGGCGTCTTCATTAGCTTTCGATACCAATGTTTTGCTTGTGATTTGTAATTATTCATGAGTAAATATCCCTTTCAGTTGTTGCCATAGGTTCGACCGTGGTGTACCATAAACCTGTAAAATTATTTGATTATTCTTTAATCTTGTCCCTGTGACTGGTTGCACCCGGTTACGGGGATTTTGTTTTGCTTGCCACTCGTCAAACAGCTCATGAGAATAAATTTTCATCAGTAACCTCCTTGGCATCTGGTAGTGTAAAGTACCACTTGCCATCCTTGCTATTAGCTGGCGTTCGATAATAAATTCCGTGGCTGCTCAAAGAATTAAGAAAGGCTGGTCGATATTTCTTATTGCTTGCTGTAGACACCTCACGAACTGTTGTAAACTTAATGGTGGTTAACAGCTCTTGTTCTGCTTCCTGATACGCTTTTGCGGCAATGTAATAGTTACGATAACTCAGTGCCGTTTCAATTTCCGATTCGTTATACATTTTTATTCCTCCTTAAACACCAAACAAACCACTAATATCATGTCGCTTGAACCACAGCCAAGTTAATGCGCTGCCAATCAATGCACCTTCAATCATCCGTAACACCTCCCTTCGTTACCATGGCAGCTCTTCGCCGTGCTTATCCAAAAACTCCGCCATTGCCTTGGCTTTAAACTTCCATGCGCTGCCACGACCTTTATGAATGATTTGGCCTTTGCGTTCCATTGCCCCAACCTCGCGACTGTAGCGTGGGTTTTCTAGAATATTATCTTTCAACCAGTCAACTGACTTATTAGCACACCATTCACGCAAATCTTTCATAGTCCACCAGCGGCCGGTCAGTGACTCACCTTCATAGCCATGAGAATCAACGGGAACAAGCTTCATGCCATCAGGTAGTGGAAAACGGAAAGTTCCAGTTACTTCAATCTGATCTAATAATGATTGGCTCATTACTGTTCATCTCCTTCGTCATCAACGATTTCAACATTGTTCATTGCATAATAGATAAATTGTTCAACAATCCTTCTCATCGGGATTCCAGTCTCTTCTTTAATTTCACGGATGGAATCAAGAATTGAGACATCAACGAAAATTGGCTTGGTCCCGCCGTTACCATTAAGATGTTGCTTTCTTAAAACTAATTTTTCCGTCATCTTTTATTCATCTCCTTCATGTGGTCGAATTTTAAAAGTCTCAATAATCTTCAAAACTAGCTCGTTAGCCGCTGCAGACTTCTTGGTTCCGGCCAATACTTGCGTCATGTACATCTTTCCTACACCAAATGTAGCGGCCAAGCTTGTAATGCTAATTTCACGATCATCAATATACTTCTTGATAAGTTCTCGCCCTGCTAATGTTGTCGGCATTTAATTCACTTCCTTTCATTTATGTATGTAAGCCAATTTGATAACCAATCAAAAATAGTTTTAATTATTGTTGATTATTTTACGCAAATGTTTTAATATTAAGGCATAGCTAAATAAGCCTATTTAAAGCCATTGCAAGACTATAAGACGTTGGGGAACGCTGAAAATCAGTCAAGTTAATGTTCTTTAATATTGCGCGTTTGGTTATTCAATTAGCTTACAAAAGTAATATTAAAACATTTGCATAATTTTGTCAAATTGTTTTATGCATTTATTTTAATATTTGCTTTTGAGAACGTGAGGAATACTATTATGGCACTGTTTGATCGCATTAAATTTCTTGCAAACAAACAAGGAAAATCTGTTAATGACGTTGAATCGGAACTAGGATACTCAAAAAACACATTGTATCGTTTGAAGAAAACCAATCCGAGTGCAAAAAAGCTTGAAGAAATTGCAGATTACTTTGATGTCTCCACTGATTACCTGCTCGGTCGCGAGTCAAAAGCTCCCTCCTGGGCAACTGAAGACGACAAAATCGACCTTGATGAGTGGCTCAAATCAAATGTACCAATGGGCTTCCAAGGCATGGATATGGACGACGAAACAAAAATTAAGGTACGTGCCTTCTTGGAAGGTGTGTTCTGGGAAGATAAACAAAAGCATCGGAATGACGATAATAAAAAGTAGGTGTTGTTGATGAACAGTTATAAACTGTATCTACAAGTTCATCAATTAGCCGATAAATTAGGAACTTTCGATCCTTTTGTCATTGCAGACAGTTTAGGTTATCGTGTTGAATATGCTAGTTTAGGCAACCTCAAAGGGATATGTACAACCGCAAGCAGCGGTGATGTGTACATTGGCTTGTCAGATGAATTGCAAGAAGTGCCAGAAAAATATGTGGTTATGGCTCACGAATTGAAGCATGGATTAGATCACACGTCCTGCGCCGCTCTCTACACCATTGGAAATAATTGGGAAGGCAAAATGGAACGTGAAGCTAATTTATTTGCATGTAGTGAACTTACCGCCCTATACAAAGAACAGTATGGCGACCGACCACAAAGTTTTAATGAGATACAAGTGGCCTATGGTCTACCAGACAAATTCTACGAATTAATGTTCTAAATAAAAAAGCGTCCCACTGCCGCAAACAGTGAGACGTAGTAACCAATGATATTGATTTACAAATATTATTATATCATTGGAGGATATGTAAATGAATGCTAAAAAGATAGCGACACTAGGGGCGGTTTTATTTATCGGGATCGGGATGGCTGGTTGTGGAAACAATTCAAATAAAAGCTCGTCCAACTCGCAGAAAGTATCGGGACCATTAAAAAAAGTTGGAACCTACACAAAGGATAATGAAACTGGAAAAATTACACTGTTAGCTATTAAAAATTATCATAATAAGGCAAAAAACACCAAATCAGCTACTTATTATTTTAAAGAAGCCAAATTATTAAAAATTGAAACAACGAAGAAATCACAACGTGCTAATGATGAAAATAATTTTGGCAAAAAGCTTAACAATACTTACTATGAATATCAACTGGGATACTCTCTTAAAAATAATAGTAAAAAGCGTGTTTCTTCAAACGGAGTTGAATTAATCACCCCATCAGGTAACCAGCTTTCATCTAATCACGGAGCAATAGATGAATTGGTCGGCGATAAGATTCAACCAGGCACAAAAAAGACTGGGCTTTTACAGGCTATTGCTAAAAAAGGGGACATCAAGAAAATGAATCAGTATAAGTTTGTCTCTGCTGAACTAATCGAAGATAGTGGAAATTACTACGGTGTTGATAATCAAACTACTATCAACTTCAACAAATAGATTTAATTGTAATAATCGCAATCGTTCTAATTATTACATCTGAGTAAATAACTAATCATATCCCCTCAACCGACCAAAGTTTGGGATATGGATTATGCGAGCGTAGTTCAACGGTAGAACAACAAAAGTCATACAAGGTTCTCTGCTTTCAACAAGCATCACGCAGGTTCGACTCCTGCCGCTCGCATTTAAATTTTTGAATATAAAACTTAACAATTATTGGAGATGGTTAGATCGATGAATTTCAATTGGAAATATGCTCTTGTGAATAATATTGACTTTTACCCATTTTTCATAGTGTTGGCATTGGAGGAATCATATCCAAAATCAATCTTTTCGGATTCACTATGGACATTACCAGTTATCTTTATATTTTCATTAATAGCCCATTTTACTCTCTATAGACCGGCTATTAAAAGCAATCCTTCACTTGACCAAAACCGTTACACCTCAAGTCTTACCTCGTGGCTGGTAACAATCATAGGAGGCATCGGAATTATATTTGCTGTTTTCTACTATCATTTTCATTCTCCCTTAATATGGATTGCTTTGTTGGCATTAGTTCTTTTAAGAGACGCATTCGCTAATACCAACCTGTAAACAGCAAAAAGTACGTCCCCCACCAACCAAATCTTGGAATATGAATCATATCATATAGAAAAGGCAGGCAGCTACTTATGAACAAACAAGATTATATTGAACAATTGAATTTAAGCCCACACCCGGAGGGAGGCTGGTATCGCCAAGTATACAAGAGTGAAGATACCTTTCAACCAACGGAAACAAATAGGAGATTACATTATTACACTTCCATATACTTTTTACTGGATGACAAGAGCGTTTCACATTTTCATCGTTTAACGCGTGATGAATTATGGTATTTTCATGCAGGTGACACATTAACCATCCACTGCATTTCGCCAGAAGGCAAATTATATTCCGTTAAACTTGGTAATGATCCAACTAAAGATGAACAGTTTCAATTTGATGTGCCTGCGGGTACGATTTTCGCATCCGAAACTAGCGTACCTAATTCATTCAGTCTTGTAAGTTGTGTCGTCGCTCCTGGATTTACCTTTGATGATTTTGAACTTATGCGCAAGAGAGAGCTATCAAAAAAATATCCCGACTATCTAGAAGTCATCAATCGACTAACATTAGATTAAAAAAGCACATCCCCTCCCGCCAAGAAGATGGATGTGCTCAACCTGAATTAAATCACTAAAGGACTTAATGGCTCCTTTAGTATACCATACTGGAGGTTATGTATTATGGCATCAATTACAAAACGCTTTGGAAGTTGGCAAACAAGAATTAGCTATAAGAAACGTAATGGTAAATATGCAACCTTTAGCAAGGCTGGCTTTAAAACTAAAAAAGCCGCACAGCTTTATAGCAATTCAATCGAAGATAATATTGCATTAGGAATTTTGCCAAACGACAAAAAAGATTCTCACGTTTTTGCAGAATACTTCAATAGTTGGTTTGAAGACTTTAAAAAAGCAAAAATATCTGAACGAACTCAGCATCGATATATAATCACCTACCATGAGTTGCAGAATTATTTTAATCAAACCGAAATTGAAAATATAACACGACGGAAATATCAGCAGTTCATTAATGCTTACGGTGCTAACCATGCAAAGGATACTGTCAAAAAGGTAAATAGTCTAATTCGAGCTTGCGTGCACAACGCCATTTATGAAGATATGATTACTAAGGATTTTACTGAAAATGTTGAGTTGGTTTTCAATCCCAAAAAGTCACGCAAGATTGAGTATTTAAATATTCAAGAAATCCAACAACTTTCAGAATATTCATTTACTCACATTAACAAAAACTTTACTTCACACCAAATGATTCTGACTGCTATCTATACTGGTATGCGTTTAGGCGAAATTCAAGGGCTACAGTGGAAAGATATAAACACTGACTTTAAGACTATCACCGTTAGACATGCACTTAACGAAAGCACTCAAGAATTAATTCCAACTAAAAACGAAGCTTCGAACCGAATTATTCGCATCAACCAAGAATTAACTGATATGTTTATCGAAATGAAGCAGCATAAACGTGCAGATTTAATATTCATTAATCAATACGGAACCGTACCAACATCTGCAGCGGTTAATAAGACACTACGGGAATCACTAAAGTCCCTAAATATTAAACGTGCTGGGTTTCACTTTCATTCATTACGGCATACTCACGTAGCTTACTTACTTTACTGTGGTGCTGACCTGTATGCAATATCTAAGCGTCTTGGTCATTCCGATCTAGCAACAACTACAAGGATCTATTCATATTTGATTGAAGAATATAAAGTTAAAACTGATAACAAAATCGAACAATATTTAGATGACATTACCGTCCCAAAATCAGTTAAAGAAATTGCCGAATAA